AATTAATTTATTATATCCATCTTCATGATTTTCATTTCTATTTAATTCATACCATATATTTAACCAATCACCATATTGTCTATCTATTTCATGACCACCAATTTCTAATATTATTTTATCAATAATATTATGGCCTATATTATTTATCCATGCCCATTTACCAGTTGTTTTATTATCTCCAGATGTTTCTGCACTTATTTCTGCTTTTAGAAATGTTTTTGAAAGTAAATCAGCATTTTTTGATATATTACATACTAGTGTATTTTCAAAATTATATTCTCCAGAAAAGGTAATTTCCATAGTTTCAATTGAAAAATTTGTATATTTTTTATATGTAGTTTTAAAAAATGTTATTTCTGGATTACTAGTTAAGTATATATCTTCTTGACCTTTGGAATTTAATTGTAATAAAGCAGCACTCATAATAATAATATATAATAATAATATATTATAATTTTCTTTATATATATTTATATATTTAAAAAAAAATATTTATATAAAGTAAATATGAATTATACTATTGATAAAATGCATATTGAGCATATTAAAAATATTGAAAGAAATAAAAAGAAAAAAATAAAAAAAGAAAAAAACTTAATAGAATTAAACAAGAACTTATCTTCTATTGAGAATAATATTGATATTGATATATTAATAAAAACTAATTTAAGAAATGATATTTCAAAATTAGAAAAAGAATTATTATTAATAGATTCTAAATATCATGAATTAGATTATTTTGATAAGTCAATTGATATATTAACTGATTATTATGATTTAATTGATGTTAATAATAACAATATTACTCCTAATAAAATTATGGAAATGGATAAAATGTTTGATAATAATATTTTTGATAATTCTAAATCAAATTTACATAAAAGATATATAAAAAATATTAAGAATATTAATACTATTACAAATTCTAATAATAGAGAATGTAATAATGTATTATGTAATAATAAAGAATTAACATTACATATATCAAATGGTTATTTTAGTTGTATTAAATGTGGTTATTGTGAAGAATTAATTATTGAAGGGGATAAAGCTTCATATAAAGAAACTTCTAGTGAAAATTCTATTTATGCATATAAAAGAATTAATCATTTTAATGAATGGCTAAGTCAATTTCAGGGTAAAGAAAGTACTGATATTCCTGAAGAATTATATAATAAAATTATATTAGAATTAAAAAAAGAACGTATAAATGATATATCTAATATTAGTATTGAGAAAATGAGAAAAATATTAAAACATCTTGGTTATAATAAATATTATGAACATATTCCTCATATACTAGCAAAAATTGGAAAAAAAGCACCTAAAATTTCTAAAGAGATTGAAGAAAAATTACGATTAATGTTTAAACAAATACAAGAACCTTTTAATATTTATTGTCCAAAAGGTAGAAAGAATTTTTTAAGTTATTCTTATACATTACATAAATTCAGTGAATTATTAGATTTAGATGATCTTGCGGAATTATTTCCAATGTTAAAGAGTAGAGAAAAATTAAAAGAACAAGATATATTATGGTGTAAAATATGTAATCATTTAAAATGGCAATATATACCATCTATATAATACATATTTAAATATCTATTATTTATTATATTAAGAATTATGTCTAATAAATTAAAAAAAATTTTTAATGGAACTTTAAAAAATATAGATAATAATTTACATACTAATAATATTTTAGAAATTAGTCTTTTTTCCTATCTTTATAAAAGATATACTAATTTTTCTAAGGAAATTATAGATGAAATAATAACAAATAAATCTTTTGATGAAAAAATTAGAGTAAAAGTTAATAATTATGGTGATTTTTTAGGACATATTACTCTATGTATAACATTACCTGAAGTTTATTTAGATAATTTAATATCTACTAGTTACACTGATGTAGATATAACTGAAGAAAAAACATTATTAGATGATTATGATAATTATATTTATTATATTTTAATTGTGTATAGAATTATAAGTAATAAATTATTATTAGTAAATATTACATCAAAAAATATATATGATGAAATTAATACAATATTTAATAGTACAAATGAAGATTTTATAGATTATAACTTATCAAGAAATAAAATATCTTATGAGTTTATTTTAAAGAATACGGATATTAAAAATAATATTATCAATATTTATACTAATAATACGGGTGTATTATTAGATAATGACATAATTTCATTAATGAAAATAGAATTAGAAAATATATTAGCTAATATTAAGTTATATCATAAATTATATTACTATAATCAATATAAAATATTATTAGAAAAAAAAACACAAAATGATATTAAAAAATATAATTTTTCCTGGATTGAAAATATTGGTAGATTTTTAGTGAAAGAAGTATCATTTATTATAAATAATAAAAAAATAGAAACATTATATAGTGATTGGTTAAATATATGGGATGAACTTACTTTAAATAAAAAACAAAAAGAAGGTAATAATATATTATTGGGAAATATTAAAAGTTTAACTACATATAATAATGATAAAAAAGAAGAGTTTGATATTTATTTAAGTTTAAATTTTTGGTTTAATAGAAAATCAAATATTTATTTACCATTATTATTATTAAATTATGATGATATTTTTATTGATATAACTTTTGATAAATTAACAAATTGTATATATACTGATTATTCAAAAGATGAAGTAGACCAAATAGAAAATATTATTAAAATAAAAGAAATTAAATTATTATATGAATATTATTATTTGGATGATGATGAAAAAAAAAATTTAAAATTATTAAATTATAAAAGTATCATAAATATTATTGATAAAAAAGTTAATAAAATAAGTCTTAATAATATTATTGATAATAATAAAACAAAAAATTATGAGTATATTTCTAATTTTTTTATAAATTTTCCCTTATCTGAATTAATATTAATAATACAATCTGATAAATTAATAAATACATATAATTTAAAAAATAATTATTATGGTATTACTAGTATTGATACTACTAATAATAAATATTATAAAGTAAATGATAATAAAATAACAACATTAAATAATTTACAAATAATAATAAATAATAATTTATTAAATAATATAAATAATATAGAATATTATAATAAAATTACTAGTTATAAATATCATAATAATATAATAGATTATATATATTTGTATACATTTAGTTTATTCCCTGAAAATAGTCAGGCTTCTGGTCATATTAATTTAAGTATTAATAATAATTTTCAATTAAAATTAACATTTAATAATAAATTTATAGATTTTTTAGATACCGAATTTAATGGAGAAGATACTATTATTATCTCTTTATATTTAAATTTATACAAAGAATTTAATATAATTAATGGACAATTAATTTATTAAATATATTTATAAATTATAATTTATAATTTATATATATAATTATGACAGGAAGTATATTACAATTATATTATAAATCCAAATTTAATATAAATTTAAAAAATAATAATATTACAACTTTTTTTAATTCAGTTTATTTGCAATATATAAATTTTAGTATTGATAATATTATTTTAAATAGTGAAGAAACTAATAATTTTGGAACCGAAAATACAATTAAATTATTAAATTCAGGTGATTTTATAAATAATTTAATATTTAAAATTGATTTATTTTCATTAGAAACAATATATAATCATGATAGTTTGGAATATATTAATATTTTATTAAAGAAGAATGATTTGAATATATATTATGATAAAAATATGATGTATTTAAATATTTTTAAATTAAATATAATACAAAATAATATATCATCTACCTTAAATAGTATTAAATACCCATATTATATAAATAATGATGATATTTATGTATTTAATCCATATTTATTTTATACCAATAAATATTTAACACAAAAATATGAATTAGATGAATTAAAATTTTTATCTTCATTAGATTTGAATAAAAATTTATTAAATTTTGACAATTTTAATAATAATATTGATAATTTAACCAATATTGATATAAATAATAAAATTTTATTAAAAGATTTTAAATTACTTGATAATAATAATA